AAGATGATATTGTTCGTTATGGAAAACAATTACAGGATCAAATGGCAGTGACGGGTGGTTTTGGTAATCAAAAATTAAATCAAAAACAAGTTAAAGATTTAAAAAAGAAAAGAAATTCAGATATTGTTTGGATGAATGATAGATGGATATATAAGGAAGTACAACCCTATATTCATCAAGCAAATGCTAGTGCTGGTTGGAATTTTCAATGGGATTTTTCCGAGTCTTGTCAATTTACAAAATATACAAAAGGTCAATTTTATGATTGGCATTGCGATGGTTGGGATCAACCTTATATGCGAGAAGGTAATGATCCATCAAACGGTAAAATAAGAAAACTATCTGTTACAGTTACTTTATCAGATCCAAAAGATTATAAAGGCGGTGAATTAGAATTTGATTTTAGAAATCAAGACCCGGATAAAAAACCCAACATTAGAAAGTGTATAGAAATATTACCTAAAGGATCTTTGGTTGTGTTTCCTGGTTTTGTTTGGCATAGAGTATGCCCAGTTAAAAAAGGGTCTAGACATAGTCTAGTTATCTGGAATTTAGGATGGCCGTATAAATAGGAGTGGTATGAAAAAAAATAAATTTAAAAAAACAAAAATAGAATTTCCTAAACAATTAAACAGAGAAGACTTGTTTTCTTGTCCAATATGGTTTGCTGATGAACCAGGTTTTGTTAAAGATTTAAACAAATTTTCTGATCCATATATTGAAGCATCGAAAAAAAATTTAAAAAAAGATATAGATAAAAGAAATAAAAAATTTGGTAATAAAGGAGACATGGGCCATGTTTTTCATTCAACATCATTAATAGGAGATCCTAACTTTAAACAACTACAAGATTATATAGGTGCTACAGCAAATAATTTATTAATTGAAATGGGATTTGATTTAACTAATTACGCTATATTTATTACAGAAATGTGGGTGCAAGAGTTTGCTAAAAAAGGAGGAGGGCACCATACATTACATACACATTGGAATGGGCATATCTCTGGTTTTTATTTTTTAAAAGCATCAGAGGCAACATCCATGCCTTTATTTGAAGATCCAAGACCAGGCAATATAATGAATCTTTTGCCAGAAAAAGATAAAACAAAAGTGACTTATGCAAGTTCTCAAATAAATTACAAAGTTAAACCAGGTAGAACGATGTTTTTTCCATCTTACATGCCACATCAATATATAGTAGATATGGGTTATGAACCATTTAGATTTATACATTGGAATTGTCAAGCTATACCAAAGAGTGTTTTAAATGCAAAATAAAGACATGAAAAAAGCTGTTATTAAAACTATACTAGAAACTAGTACATTAAAAAATAAACCAAATTTTATAGATAATTTTATAAAATCTAAAATGCAACTGAAAGGAAAAAATGTCATTAAAAAAATCGGCGTTCCAAAAAAATAAATATAGTATTTTAAAAAGAGCTATATCTAAAGAAATTGCAGATTTTGCTTTTGCTTATTTTTTAAACAAAAGAAAAGTTGCTAGATTTTTATTTGATCAAAAGTATATATCTCCTTTTACAGAATATTGGGGAGTATGGAATGATGAACAAGTTCCAAATACCTATTCTCATTACTCAGATGTAGTTATGGAAACTTTATTATTAAAAGTAAAACCTGTTATGGAAAAACATACCGGATTAAAACTATCCCCTACATATTCTTATGCAAGAATATATAAAAAAGGAGATGTTTTAGCTAGACATAAAGATAGATATTCATGTGAAATATCTACAACATTAAATTTAGGTGGGGATGAATGGCCTATTTATTTAGATCCTACAGGTAAAAAAGGTCAGGCTGGGGTTAAAGTTGTACTACAACCAGGCGATATGCTTATATATTCTGGTTGCGAGTTAGAACATTGGCGAGAAGAATTTAAAGGTAAAGATTGCGCGCAAGTATTTCTACATTATAACAAAGCTAACTCTAAAGCAGCTAAGGAAAATGAGTTTGATAAAAGACCATTTTTATGCTTGCCTGCTTGGTTTAAAGGCTTTAAATTACCTAAATAATATAGTAGAATAATATTCTGGCGGGAGATTCCACCACACCATCTCCTGCCTGAATATTATAGGTTTTTTATGTTACAAAAAGTAAAATTTGCACCAGGATTTAATAAACAAGTCACATCAACGGGCGGCGAGAGCCAATGGGTTAATGGCGACAATGTTCGTTTTAGATATGGTTCACCTGAAAAAATAGGTGGTTGGGCACAATTAGGCTCTGTTGATATGACAGGGCGTAACACAGCTATTCATCACTTTATTAATACATCAGGTATTAAATACGCTGCATTAGGAACTAATAGAATTTTATACGCTTACTCTGGAGGTATCTTTTACGACATACATCCAATTAAAGCGACAACAACTTTAACAAGTGCTTTTTCTACAACTAATGGATCATCAACTGTAACTTTAACTTTTTCATCAGCGCACAACATAAACAAGTTTGACATTATATTGTTAGATAATTTTAGTGCTGCAACTAATTCTAATTTTGCAGCAAGTAATTTTAATGACAATAAATTTATGGTAACTACCATTCCAACAGATAGTACTTTAACTATTGACGTTGGATCTAACGAATCAGGTTCAGGCGCATCTACATCAGGAGGCATTAGAGTTCAACACTACTATCCTGTTGGACCAGCTGTGGAGGTTGCATCTACTGGTTGGGGCCTTGGATCGTGGGGCGGGCAACAAGCAGGACAGTTTACCTCAACGTTATCATCAAGTATCAATACATCAGTTACAAGTTTAACAATGGCAAGCTCATCGTCTTTCCCATCTTCTGGAACGGTTATTATAGGAACAGAATTAATTACTTACACAGGAAATAGCAGTGGAACATTATCGGGATTAACAAGAGGGGCTAATGGTACAACGGCGGCTAGTCATAGTTCTGGTGCAACAGTTACCGATGCATCAAACTTTTTTGCATGGAACTCAGCAGCATCAGGAGATATTATAACAGCACCAGGTTTATGGTCACTAGATAATTTTGGTAATAAACTTATTGCAACAATTAATAGCGGAGAAACATTTGAATGGAACTCAAACCCAACAGGTGCAACAGATACAAGAGCAACTATCGTAAGTAACGCACCTACTGCGTCTGCATTTACATTAGTATCTACACCAGATAGGCACTTAATATTTTTTGGAACAGAAACAACTATAGGAACAAAATCTACACAAGATCCTATGTTTGTAAGATTCTCGTCACAAGAAGATATTAACACGTACGCGCCTTCAGCAACTAATACTGCAGGTACACAAAGACTTGCAGATGGATCTAAAATTATGGGGGCAATTAGAGGTAGAGATGCAATATACGTTTGGACAGATACGGCTTTATTTACTATGAGATTTGTTGGTCCACCTTTTACTTTTTCATTTCAACAAGTTGGTACTAACTGTGGATTGATTGGACAGAATGCAGCTGTTGAGGTTGATGGTACAGCTTACTGGATGTCAGAAAATGGTTTCTTTAGATACGCTGGTAGACTAGAGTCATTACCATGTTTAGTTGAAGACCATGTTTTTGATGATATTAATACAATTCCTAAACAACATATTAATGCAGGATTGAATAACTTGTTTGGTGAAGTTATGTGGTTCTATCCAAACTCAGGATCAGGCACAGTTAATAGAGTTGTAACTTTTAATTATTTAGATTCATCCCCCGAAAGACCTGTATGGACTGTAGGCACATTAGCAAGAAGCGCGTGGCAAGATTCTGCTGTGTTTGGTAAACCTCATGCAACAGCTTATGATTCATCAGGCACAACTGCTACAACAGATACAAATTATATTTTCGGTAATAGCGATGGTACATCAACTTACTATGAACATGAAACAGGGCTAAACCAAGTTAAAGAAGGTGCAACAACTGCAATTACAGCATCAATTGAATCTGGAGATTTTGATATTGGTGCACAAGGATTAGGTGGTGATGGTGAATTTATGATGAAGATAAGAAGAGTTATACCAGATTTTTTAACACAAACAGGTGATGCAAGAATTACTTTGAACTTAAGAGATTTTCCAAACGATACTGCGGCTAGTTCTACGTTAGGACCGTTTACGGTTACTAGTGGTACACAAAAAATAGATACAAGAGCAAGAGCTAGGTCAATATCATTAAAAATAGATAATACAAGCACAGGTCAATTTTGGAAATTAGGTACATTTAGAATTGATTACCAACCAGACGGAAGAAGATAATGGCAAAAATTGTACAATCACTAACACAACCGCCAGAAAAATATGATCAATCAGTATTTTTTTCATTAGTTAGAGATTTAAATGGTCTAATAGAAAAACTAAACACGACGTTTCAAGAAGAAAAAGGAGAAGATAACGATGCAATAATCTTCTTTTTAGGAGGATAATGGCTAATAGTTTTGTTAATAAAAAAGTAGATATAACAAGCTCAGAGTCGGCGGTAACTTTGTATACAATTCCTTCGGCTACTACGGCAATTATAAAATCTATATTAGTTTCAGATGATTCTGGATCTGGATCTTCAATTACAATAACTTTAACTAATACAAGTGACGCTGTTTTTAGTATTGCTTATCAAAAAACTATATCTGCTAATACGCCCACTGAAATATTAACAAACCCATTGGTGGCAGAAACGGGAGAAATAATAAAAGTTACAGCTGCTCATGCAAACAGGCTCCATGTGATCCTATCAGCTATGGAAGTAACGCCTAGAACCGTTACAACATAAGCTTGATTTACTCGTTAAAAACGAGTAGTAATATAAATTCAGGTGAAATCCCTGCCTAAATAGTATAATAAATAATAACATC